TAGGTCGTCCATGGTGTTCCTTTCGTGCATCATTGCATTATCTCACCCTGTTTTCAGTAACTTTTATATACGAGGTAGATATATAGAAAAGTTACCGAAATTACAATGAGATAATGCAATATTGCATATTTTGCTACGCTTCAGCACGTCGATATTGTCCACGGGTCGGTTGTGCTGACTGCTCCGACGGCTCGGCTCGCTCCTCGACAAGCCCAACGCCATAGACAAAGCGCCTATCGTGGCTAATGATGATTTTGCGCGTTTCTAACTGCTTCAATACCCAGCGCTGAGACTTAAAGGCCGCTCCGCGCTCTCCTTCGTCTTCGGCCCACTCTTTCCAAGTTGCGTACAATGTCGCCTTAGCCACGCGCATGGTATTGCCGGTGACGCACATTGTTTGCAAGAAGCGTGCAACGATGTCTTCTTCGCCGCGGTACTCGGTGGTAGCCTTTTCGACGGCTTCGCATGTACCGATGCCATTCTTGTACCAGAGATACGCGCCGAGCACAGCCCACTGAAGGATTGCGGCTGCGTCTTCGTGGAACTCCTTGGCAATGTCGCGTGCGTCGCGTCGTTGGTCTTCGGGGATGTTTGCGGTAAACGGCACGATCCGGATACGTCGCCATATGCCGGCATCGGTTCCGGTTATGCGTGGCTTGTGATTGCCGGTGAGCCAAAGGGTGTGTGTAGGCACGAACTTGAATATGCTTCCATACAGCACGCGAGCGCTGATGGTGTCGCCGCCGGTGATGCTCTTTATCAGTGATTCATCGAAGCGTTTGCCGTCGGGCATCTCTTGGGCCGTAGCCAAGCGCATGCCAACGAGACCCGCGACGGTCGGCGTGGCGTTATCTCCGTCGTTGCGTTTCTCGAGTAGTGCTTCGATGCTGGCCGTTGTTGAGAATTCGCCAGATATGATTTCAAGCGCCTTCATAAACGTCGATTTGCCGTTTGCGCCGTCGCCATAACAGAAGAAAAGACAATGCTCGTCGGTGTGACCGGTGAGCGTGTAGCCAACGGCCCGCTGTACGTAGTCGGCAAGGTCGTTGTCATCGTTGAAGACGGTGCGCAGAAACTTTGCCCAGCGGGACGAGGTCAGCGTGTCTTTTGTGTACGGAACGTCGACAATCTTTGTCAGAAACATTGCCGGATCGTGCGGGATGAGTTCACCGGTGCGAAGGTCAATGATTCCGTTGGCGACGTTGAGTAGATGCGGATGCGTGTCGAAGAGTGACGGCGCCTTCGTGAGGTACGGTCGTGCGCTCTTTATCATTGCATCGATGCGCATTGCGGACTCGCTCGCCGTTGCCCACTTTAGGATTTCTTTGCGCCGGTCGCTATCCGGCTCGTCGGCAATCGTTGTATAGATATCGAGCGCCACGCGATGCGCCAACCGCACCACACCAGCGTCGTCACCTTTAGACCATCGCCGACCATCCCAGACGAGCCATTGCTTCCACTCTGCGACATAGCAAAGTTTGTCACCGCACGCATGCACCAAGCGCCGACCGTTGCCGAGGTCGGTGAGGTGGTATTTTTCCTCGTCTTCGATACTTTCGACGCTCTCCGTGGTTTCTGTGAGGACTGTTGGGGTCTTTTTGGCAACGGTCGCAATCGGTGCCGATGGTTTCGGTAGGTCGATGGGCTTGGCTCGTCCGTACTGCAAACCACTGACCAATGCAAGCCGCTCTTTGTGTTCCGCGTGCTTGGCTGGTGGCCGTGCCTTCATGAGTAGATTGATTGCGTCGTTGTCGCTCAGCACGTTCACACCTTCGCGCTCTGCCGACGCCATGTAGCCACCGAGCAGACGAGCGGCACGTATGCGCACGTCGTGACGGAATCCGTCAGGCGCATCGGTCACCATCTTTACGGCTGCGGTGATGCGACGATTAACGACGGCTTCAATCCACTTCGATGGTGTTTCTTGCGGTGCTGGGAGATCGTGCGACGGTTCCGGCTGTGGCTCTTTGTTGTGTTCGACGTCGTCGAATATCTGATTAACGATGTCCTGAATGCTGTTGAGTTCTTCGCAGTCGCCGATGATGTCTTCGGTGAACGTAAAATACCGCGCCGTTGCGTAGACTTCCACGCCGATGCCTTCGAGCGGTTGCTTCAACGATTGCGGAATGGTTGCGGTGCCGATGATGTGTATACCGGTCTTCGACGGTGATACTTCAGCGTATGACGTATTGAGGTTCATGAGATGCACGGCATACGCATGACGCTTGTACATTGGTGCGCCGTCTTCGTCCTCGCCGATGCTCTCGAGTGCGTCATCAAGGTCAATGCCAACGATGCCGTCGCCGTTGAAGACAAAGCCGACACCGGGAAGGCCGCGACGGTCGGCGTATGCTTTAGCAATCTCGTACGTTGTCCACGTGGTTGGGTCGGTGCTCTTTGCATATTTCCCCGTGCGTACGTCTATTGGCGCTTTGTTGGCGTCATAGCATACCCAGCGGGGTTGCAGTTTCAAGTCAGCAATGTTCACTTGTTTTCCTCAACGTAATAAGTTAGTGAAACCATAGTTTGTCCTTTGCGATACCATATTTCAATAAAATATTTTGGAGGTGTATCTTCATCTTCGCTGTAATGACACTGTTCGCACTTAAAAAAGATTCGTATACCGTTAGTTAGAGTTACAACTTCATCATCCATATGCAAATATTGACCGTTGCATGTTCGTCCGTTGTCGTAACATACAGGACAAACCATAGTGTCATCCATTATGCGTTTGCTTTCGTATCTTATTTGACCGCCAGATATTTGTTTGTATCTTTTTGGTTTTTGAATAGATGTTTTATTTTTTATCATACGATTCCAAACCATCCGGCCGGCTGCGCAGTATTCCTGTATGTAATATTGTTCTTTGATGAGCGCTTCTTCGCGTGTTTCGACTTCCTCGATGAGTTCCATAGTCATACGGTGACCTTCTGCGCGTAACGCGGTATACAGTGCGCTCTTCGGATCGTGCAGATGCTGGTACCAGCGTTTGCCCAATTCATCCCCGGTGATGCCAACATAACCCATGCCCGTGTCGAGATGCTTAATCAGGTAGATTTTGTGTGTCATTGCCCTTCCTCCCGGCTCTTCGTCGTCTTCGCCTTAGTGGCCTTTGTCAAGATTTGCACAATCAAGGCATTGCGCGAGATTCCCTTGGTGTCTGCGTAGGTGCTGAGCGCTTCGAGCAACTCCGGAGAGCATCGCATACCCGTGCTAATCATGGTTGATGGCTCTTTGTCTTTCCGTCTTGGCATTGTTGTTCCTTTCTTAGTTGGATTTACATTGTAGCATCAAATAACAATAAACAAAAACACCCCACCGTGTTACCGATGGGGTGTTCGTCGTGTTTTATTGCAGACGGAGCGAGTAATCCATCATGACGCGTGGTGGCACTGGGTAATCAATGTATTCCTGTGTAAATACTGCATACGGCAAAAAGTCGCCGGAGTGTGCTCGGTAGTCGTTGTCCTGTATATGAACATGCGCCAAGTAACCGCTTTGATCCGAAAATTGCTCAACCGTAATACGAACATTACCATCTGTATACGTGTTAATAGGCCGAGATGAGTATGTGCTCCATCCGATGCGGTATCGATAAATCATTGGCGTCTGCTTCTGGATAATTTCCATCAATTCAGCGTTTTCTTTTTGTAGTTTGTCGTTTTCTTGGTTGAGCCATTGCGCTTTTTTTGCGACGTCCTCGGCCATCGCAATCACTGGCGCAACTTCTGCTTTGACTGCGTCCGCGTATGTGTCGACGTCTTCGAGCAAATCGCCCAGTTCGTGAATGATGTCTATTGCCTCGTGTCCGATGTGCAGTTCGCCCTTTAGAACAAGAAACAACTGCGTTAACTTTGCATCCCACTTAATAGTAATTTCGTTCCGTGGCTTACCTTTAAATTGTGTCATCTTACTTTCCCCACTTTCCACTGCGCAGAATCAGCGCAATGATGGCGTAGCCTGCGAGATCGCGCAACGTGTCGTCGATGCTCTCATCATCGGTGACCGTGTGCGGTTGACTGGTCAGCGTGATAAGACGCTCTATTTTGTCGTTCATGCGCACGATGATACCGAAGAGCCCGAAGCGCCCCACGGCGTTTGCTCCGTACGCTTCGGCCTTCGTGGTGTGTTGGTCATGCAGTTCGATGCAGAAGGCCCAGAACGCATCATATTGCTCGGGATACTTCATTGGTTGGCTCCGTATGCGGTCTCTGATATTGCTTTTGACAGTAAGTGACTAAGCGCTTTTGATTCTTCGTAGGTTAATGCCGATTGCAAGTATTCGATTGCGGGAAGTATGTCGTTGTAATTCATATACTGGTAAGGCATAACAGGGATTATCATGTTGCTGGTGTTTTTGGCTCGCTTCGTAAGAACTAAAGCAATGACGCCAAGCAATACATGATACGGGCCCAGATTCTCAAACTTGGTGCGCTGTTCATCGGTCATCTTGTCACCTCGATAAAAAACACCCCGTCGTGTTATCGACGGGGTGTTCGTCGTGTCTACTTAGAACGGCTTGACGTCGTCCTCGTCCATCGCTGCGGGCACGTTGCGGGCCGGCTCTGCAGGTGCTGAGGCTTCGGCTTCTTCGTTGCTCCGCATTTCCTTTGACCAGTCCTTGTATTCTGCGAAGGCTTCGGCAGCCAATGCCATGCGCTCTTTGCCAACGTAGAGCGATGCGCACAAATCGCGGTTGATCGCGTTGACGTCGAAGCCAATCTGCGGGATGACGACGTTGGAGCCGTAGCCGGTATCGATGGTGACGACGCGGCCCTTCTTATCCTTGGGCTGTGTGATGGGAGTCCAAAACATGAACGAAGGGATGTCACGGTTGGCCGTCTTGCGTGCTTCTTTCTCCACTTCGCGCATGGCGCTGAAGATTGATTCACCGCGTGCAGCGGTCACACCTCGACCGACCAAGCCCTTCACCGGCCACACCACGACATCGTCGTATCCTTCGATGAAGCAAAGAATCTCGGTGTAGAGACGCATGCCTGCGTTGGGCTTCCAATGTGCATGCCACGTCTTGGTGCGGATGCCGTTGTTCGTCTCTTCGCTGTACGCTTGGGTGCGTGTGCGGATAACGATGATGCGCAGGTCGGTTGCAGTGAAGCCGGCTTCGTCGTCGAAGAGTTCGTCGTGCGTCCACGGTGCGAGCAGGGAAGGCAACGCCGTCTCACGTGCGTAGAACTTGCCGACAACGCCTTTGGTCTTCGTGGTGGACAGCCAACTAATCCGTGGGATGCCGTCGCCGGTCTCTTCGCGTTCTGGCGTGTATCCAAGTTCTTGCAAATCGTTTTCAAAGGTCATTGTGATTCTCCTCAGTGATGCGTGTTTCACGCTCGGTGTCAATTACTGCAATCCGGAGTGCCTGACTCATCGAAACCTTGGTACCGTAGGATTCCGTGAGTCTTTCGGTCAGTGTCTTCAACGCTTCCATTGCTTCGACGTCAAAGTGCATACTCAGTCGGTACCACGTGCGGTCGGGATTGGCAGCGCTTTTGCGGGGTGTTGGCATTGGGTTTCCTTCGAGTGGTGGAGCGGTTCAAGGTGAACCGCTCCGGGTTGGCATGTGTCTAGAGATCTTTCCAGGTAGGTATCGGACCCAAGACCGGAACCATGGCGAGGATTTCCGCGCTGAGCCTGCGGTTCATCTCAGCGGTGTAGAGTTCGATGGCGATGGTGTCCCCGATGTGCTCGGCAACCTTCAGCGCAAAGTCGATGTACGAATCTGAGCGCTGGCTCAGGGTGGCGCGCATCTCGGTGGCTTCGGCTTGGGTCAGGTGCTTCATCATGGTCAGTGCCTTTCTTGTACCGCTCGGTCATCTGTGCCGTGCTGGTATGTGCGTATATTACTGCATATGTATTTCGGTGTCAAGTGCCTAGTCAACGAGTTTTAAAAATAGGCAATAAGCCCCGCATCGTAGAACGAAGAGGTAAACAAATCAGGGTCATTGCCAATGTACAAAGCGATTTGACCGCGTGTGTTGCGGTCGACGGTGACGTCTTGGGGCTGAATGAATTGGATGCGCTGTTGGAAGATGCACGCTGCGCTGCTCATCCTCGCCAACTGATGGAACCATCCGGTGTCCGTGGCGTTATTAACCAATATGATGCCGGTGTGCCATGAGTGCGGAAACTCCCGCACGATCTTGGTCACACATTTGCCAATGATGCCACGGCCATATGGAGGGTTGGCAAAGAGCGTATGCCCAACTGGCCAGTCGTGCAGCATTGCGTCCCGCTCCCGGGTGAAGTAGTGCGTGGCTTGCACGTTCTCTTGCGCAACGTCGCAACTGAACGGGTCAAGGTCGATGGTGCCGCCAAGCGCACGACGGACGCGCTCCGTGATGTCTGGTGGCGTGTACCACTCGCCGTTGTCACTGCGTGCTGAGTAGTACGACTCATTGAACGGTATTCTTGGATTACTCATTTCGTAGCCTTTGCATCTTTCTTGCATGTGATGCGATACGTCCAAACTCGACGAGCAACCGCAGTGTAGGTGACGTCTAGTTCATCCGCAATCTCTTGGCGCGTCCGCTCTGCGTACCATTGCGGGTCTTCGGGCCATTTGATGTGTTTTCGGAACTGCTTAAAGGTATAGCCGTTCTTTTTGCAGTGCGCTCGCACCGTGTCGCTGTTGCTGTTGAGTAACTTGGCAATTTCTATAGTGGTGCGCTCTGCGTACCATTGCGGGTCCGTTGGCCAATCGACGAATCGATACGAGCGAAGCAATTTGAAGCGATTTCGTTGTACGTGATGGAATACCGTCGTCACTGCTAAGCCGAAGTGCTTTGCAATCTCCAATGCGGTGCGCTCTGCGTACCATTGCGGGTCCGTTGGCCAGTCAGTGCGGTACCGTGTTCCCATGATGGCGCGCTTCGTCTTGTATCCCCAGCGGTACACAAACCCCTTGACGAATCTGAGCTCTTGGCCAAGCTCGTTGGCAATCTCGGTCGCGGTGCGCTCTTTGTACCATTGCGGATCGTGTGGCATCATCGAAGACTTTGTATAGGCACGCACAGGCCGTCGAAAGCTGGTCAACCGCTTGTCATCGATGCGCAGTGGCAACACTTTGCCGTTGTGGCTCATGGTCATTACTTCGGCGTAGTGGTACTTCACATCTGCGATATCGATGTTGAGTGCATTGGCGATGTACCACAGTGGGTTGCTACTCTGTAGCGTGGCTATGACGTCGTCAGTGTAGCGTAGGTCATCTCGGTGAATCATAGGTATCCCTCCTGTACTAAGAAGTGCCAACGTTTGATGCGGTCAACCGACATCCCGAGACGCTTGGCCGCTTCGTGCCGTGTCTTGGAATCGATGAGGATAGCACGCTGCTCGTCGCTGACGACGGTCTTAACCGTTGGTTTCCGTATGCCCAGTTTAATGCGCCATTCCCAGACGGAACTACTGCAAACACCCAATGCCATTGCTGCGCGCTTATTGCTAAACTTTGACCGCAGTATTGCCATGACTGACGGTGTCAGCCGTAATTCCTTGACACGCTTGCCAATGTGCCGACGTCGTAAACGTTCCAAGGTGTTGTACGAAATCTTGAACCGCTTGGATATTTTCTTTGTCGAAGCCGACGATTTAAACGCCGCGAGCAACTCCGGTGTCACTTCGTGCGGACTTCTTCGTTGCTCGCGAGGCACCAACGCTTTGCGGAGTATCGATATCCACGACTGCGTGCCTCCGTGCTTTTCTGCCATTGCGCGTTGCGTCATTGTCTTATCGAAGAGGTCGCGGCGGAACTCTTCGCCGCGGCTCTGTACGTACCGCTCTGCGCTCTCAGGGTTATAACTCATGTCTTCGGCCTCTTCGCTGCGAATTGCTCCGCGATCCGCATTGCACCTTCGACGGTGTCAGCGGTGAAAGCGTGTTGTGCTTTGGTTTCCTGTGTGTAGACGTCGACGCGAAACCGTCCTGCGTAGGTCATGGCGCAGGTAAAGACGAAGGTGCGAGACTTCGTCTTATGCGTTGCCTTGATGCGTGAGCCGTCGCGAATCCATGTCAGAATTGGCATTCTTTGCGGTTCCCTTCTTTGCGCAACTGAGCAACGTACGCCAACGCATCGACGCGGTTTGGACAATACCGCACGCTCATGGACCCGTCGGCGTGCTCCGCTTCGACTTCGTAGCCTCGACCATCGAAGCGCACCCACACGCGCATCGTCAACCATCGATAGTACATTTCTAAGCGTTCCACTACTTCCACCTTTCAACGATGGTAATTTATATTTGAAATATCCAAAGAGTGACAAAAATCATCAAAGCAAACAATAACAAGGCCAAGAGATGCATCCTTGTTCCGTATAAAAGCACGTATCCTAAAACCGCCCATCCTACAACGACAGCAATTAGTCCGCCAAAAACAACGTAAACAGGCATCACTTCCACCTTTCAACAATAGCGGTGCTGAGTACCAGCACCACAGCCATCAGAACCACACCGAGTACAACCGTGGTCACTTCTTCGCCTCTTTCTCCGCTTCAATCTCTTCGTGACTGATCATGCTTGCGTAGTGCAACATTGCGCACGTCTTGGTGTGCAACTCGCCGACCAACTGTTGCAGGTCGTAGCGTGTGAGTTCGTTGGGATTGTTGCGGTACAACAGCGCCACCCCTTTGATGTCTTTCAGCGCCCGCTCTGCCTGTACTGCGTACAGTTGGATGTTGCTAATGTTTGTGTGTTTCATCGCTGGCCCTCCCTATGCTCTTGCTCCCGCTGCTTGATTACCCGGGACAACTGCGCCATTCTCGCCATCAGTGCGGTGTACCGCTCTTTTTCTCGCATCGTCAGATACACAAATAAGCGTTGGCGTAACTCGCGAATCTCTGCGTTGACCTGCATGAGGTCGGTGTCAATCGTTGGCTTACTCATCGATGACACCATCGAACACCATGCGCACCCAGTGCGTACCGCAGACGTGGTCAGCGTGGCGCTCCGTCTTTTCGAAGACGTACGAACAGCCACACGGAGCGGTCAGCGTGATTGAGCCGACCCAAGACTTTTGCACGATGCGAAGTATGGATTGCTCCATCTCCATAGCCTGCTCGTTGTTGTACGTGGCTTCTGCGTTACGCTGACTCGTCGCAATCTTGACGCGGTACGTCAGCGCCTTCATTGACCACAGCCAAGTGATGTACGTGTTCTCCATTGCCTTGCCTTTCTGTGTAACAAAATCCCACACGGCTATATTACCGTATATACAATCATGTTGTCAATTCATTTTTTGATGATTTTTCGACGTGTTTTGAGAATGCTACAATGCAGATGCAACTACAGCCGGTCATTAGATATCGTAATCAAGCCCGACTGTGCGCTCTGCTCGGTGACGACCGGCGCAGTGTCTGACGAGCGTGCACCTAACGGCTTGCATTGCGCAGACAGCAGATAAAGAGACCCCGCATCTTAATCGATGCGGGGCTCTTTGCATACACCAACGCCGCCCCATGTTGGAGCGGCGTTGATGCAGATGACCGTCTGCGGGAAAGGAACCGCGTACGACGTCTTCATTGTATCACCGCGATGCAGTTCTGCCAAGAATAGGACACCGCGGTAATGAGTTCATTATACTACGGTCTCGTTGGCCATTGCGTCACATTCCACACAATGTTGCCGGTGATGTCTCGCAGTTCTTGACGATAGACGCGCCACGCTTCCACCTGCGCCTCGGAAAGATTCACATCGGGCAATTGCGTGTAGTCAGAATTTACGAGCCTTAGATTGCGTTCTGCGCGAAGTGCTTGCATTGCTTGCCCTTCGGTGTACGGACGGTCTTCGACGTCGGCACCGTCGGGAAGTACTGCATACTCTTCGCCGTACTCATCGAAGTACGCATAGGTAATGTTTCGTGGATCGTAGATGCGAAAAATCATATCAGCACCATGTGTAATATAGGCGACTCGCCTGCGCTGTCTTCGGTTACCACTTGGAGCGTGTGCGTGCCTGTTGAGGTATGCGCTCGATACTGCACAACGTCGCTGGCCTTGAAGAATCGGGTAGCGGTGTGTCGAAACTTTACATCTCTCTGCGCGCCCGTGCCCATCGAGCAAACGTCAACAGAATTGACCAACAAATCTCCGTGTATCGTGTCGCGTGTACTTAGTGAACCAATGACGGTTACCTTGTAGTATCCAGCGATGGGCACCGTGATGGACGAGCCCGACCACGTCATGTTGCCGCCGCTGTCTATTTCGGATTGCCACGTTACGGTCACACCGGCCGTCGTGATGCTGAGCGTTGCGGTGCGGGTCAATGAGAGGAACACCGCAGTGTCACTGCGCTCTGCGGTGCTCATGCGGTCGCGCATTAATTGCGCTTCGTCAGTTTGCAGCCAAGTCAATGCGCACCTCCTCGACTCCTTGCGAATTCATCGACAACGATACTGCAAAGATTTTGCGCGTGATGGTCGTTGTTCCAACGGTGACGACGCTTACGAGATCGCCAAGGAAATAGTCGCGACCGTAGCGCCACGCTGCCGACTGCAATACTTGGATGTCGTACGACTGAATTTTGAAGCGTTGGCGACGGTACCGAGACCACGACAGGCTGCGCAGTTGATTCTCGGTGGTTTGGTCGCTTCCCTTCACGTACACTTCGCGCAAATCGGTGCCGGTCGGCGCGGTCGTTGGGTAAATCGTGCGTATCGGGTTCTTGTCTTTGCCCTTGCTCCCGATGCCATGAAACAACGTGCCGTAGTTCATGAGATTGGTTGAGCGGCTCAGGTTGCCGACGGTGTTGTTGGCTTGGCTAAATTTCACGTAACTGGTACGGTTGGCGCCGAGGTTGTCAGCGTAGAACAACGAATAGCCCAGCGTCGCACGGTCAAAGTTAACGGTAAAGTCAAGACCGCCAATGTCCGCAATCTTGACCATGGTCTCGTGTACATTTTCGCCACTGCATGACAGTTCGATAGCCGAGCCGATGCCGAGGTTCGTGGCGTTGGTTGCCGTCGTGATACGGCCGTCGGTCCATCGTTGCAACTTCGTGCCGTAGCGCCGTGTGAGCGCAGCGGTTATCACTGGTGGATTGCCATTGGCGAGACTGCCGATGTTGTAGTTCCAAAGGTTCGTCATGATTGACGAAGCGGTTGGATACGATGCCGTATTGAAGAACGACACGCCCAAAAGATTTGGATACCATGCAACAATGCGAGATTGCAAGATACACTGCGCATCGACCGCCGTTGCTTTCATGATGGGATTTTGACCGTAGATGCGATCCCAAAACCGTATGAAGCCGGTGAACTCTGTATACGCTTGCATGCCAATATCGGGGTCGCTTCGGATAATCTCGATGATGTATCCGAAGTCCAAATCTTTGACCACTGGCGCATTAAGGTTCACGGAGAATGTCGCCACGCTTGGCGTGTTGACTTTGTGCACCACTGCGATGTCGAGCGGGGTGACGATGCCAACCGGCACCCCTGCATCGTCGTACAGTTTGATAACGTACTGTATCGCCATGGTTAGACTCGTACTACATTGAACAACCCAGATGCAACAGATTGACCTGCCAAAGACGTCTGCAAAATGATTTTTATAATGTCATCCGCAGCCAAGAAATGCAGTGCGGTTTGTGTAATCGTCTGCGTAGCAACGCCTGCGGCCGCTTGACGTGTTGAAGATACATTTGAGCCGTTTACGTTGATTGTGACCAAACGATTGCCAGTAGTGCCAGATGAGAATGCGCACGATCCTGTTATCAAATACATACCCGCACGCTTTACTGTCATCGTGTTGGCAACGTTATCGGCAACAATGAGCCCTTCGCCGGATGATGTTGGGCTGCTAAAACTAGACAAATCGTATGACGTATTGGCCAGTGTCAGTGTAGCAATGCCTCCGCTCATCGACGCATATGCTTGATATGGCAACTGAGACGTCGTACCAAACATTGCGTACGATGGCGTGATTGCAGTTATCACAGCACCCGCCACGGTGATGGTGCCAATTTGTACGTAGACTCGACCAGTGAGTTGTGCGCTCGTAGCGACTGCGAGTCGCACGCTGTACGTTCCAACGGTCGTGCCGGCTACGCTCCGTGACACCGTCAACGAGCCCGCGGTGCTGTTGACGAAGATGACGACGTTATACGTGGCGTTTGCTAACGTTGAAATCACAATGGCCGATGACGAAGTGTTTTCGTAGAAATAACCGCCGACAATTGCGGCGCCGTCTTGAATAGTCAGCGTACCAGTCCCCGAGCCACTCATTGCAAACTCGTTGCCGACCTGCAGCACGCCGTCGCCGAGTGTCTTTGTCTCCATCGCAATCATGCGCGACGAATCATAGCCAGCGCCAACGTTACCATCGCCATACGCTGCCCCGGTTCCCGTTGCAAACCCAATAGATTGCTCTGCCATTGCTTAGACTCCTTAAATACCGACGTATCGGACGTTGTAATACATGTACACTGCAGAATTGGAGTCTGTTGAAGTTGCACTGAGGCTGATTGTTTGATATGCACCAAGAAACGAAGTTTCTGGATACAGTCCCCAGTTCACAATATCGCTGTCTATGCTTATCGCGGCAAACTTCGATACTCCAGCGCTGTCGGTTACGGTCTTTTGTCCGTAGCGCAAATCAATTGTCCACACTTCGCCGGCTGGTATTGTTTGCGTCAATGAGATTGCGTGACCTAGTCCGTCGTCAATCACAAGCCCAGCCAATGGGCCGTAACACTCCAATACCGGATACGATACAGCGGTGCCGTAGTATGCCAACGAAACAATGTTATTGACCGATGCGGCACCGTACGGGACGCCATACGGTTTCGGGTATGGCGTTGGTGTTCCAAATTGTATGTTGGTGAGTTGCAAAGGCTTCTGCGTTGGGTCGTACCATGTCGGATCGTCGGCTCGTAGTTGAATGACTGCGCGCACGTTGAATTCGTTGGGGGTTGTGTCCATGACTGCGCCGGCAACCTTGACATCGATGCACCGTACACCGCGCAAATCTATAATAACTGCGTCGGGATTAAGTGTGTGGCGCAATGTTGCAACGTCGTTGCCCGGTCGAAACATTGCAGCGACTTTCTCGCGGTTGTTCATCATCTCGTCATACGTTTCACCGGGCACAACGAGCGGCAAATTGATGACGCGAGGATTGAGCCGGTAATCAATATCACTGTCGCCTTCTTGGAATGGTCCGCGTTGGGTGATGCGTGTTATTGGTGCAATGCCCCAATTGACGGCTCCGGTGACGTACATTGTTGCGCCACTGTAGCCGCCATTCGCTACGTTGAATTCCCACACTGCGCTTCCGCGGTAGAATTCTAATTTCATTACGCCTCCCCCAACGTCATCATCCAAGCACGTGCGTCGTTAATCAAAGATGACTCGCTTTGTGTGTTTGCGTACGAAGCGCTGAATGTGAAGTTGTTTATCGTTTGCGCCGCGCTGTTTGCTGCTCGCTCGGACGCTCCGACAACCTCGGGTATACCATCCATGATACCGCCCGCAATACCTTTGGACACGTTGATACCAATCATGTCGTGCATCAGTTTCGACGGTGACGAAATGCCGAAGAAGTCTTTGATTGCTTGGTACGCTTCCTTTGCTGCGGTCATCGCCGCATCTTTGAGTAGCGTTGCGCCGCTTGTGATACCGTCGGCAATACCTTGAATCAAACTTTTACCAAGTTTCAAAGCCTCGGGCTTGATGGTGTCAAAGAACGTCATAAGGTTTTTGTCAAGTGTCTTGAAGAACTCCCAGAGGTCAGTCAATGCCGTACCGACGGTCTCTTTCAACGTCGTCCAAGCGCCGGAAAAATCACCGGTTACCAGTTGCGACAACGTTGTGAGAATACCGCTCACCGCCGCCATCACGATGGTCACCAAGTTAAAGAACGTATCGAGCACCGTTTGAATATACGGCCATGCAATGGTAAACGCTTCGCTAAGCAATGTCCATGCAATGGACGCACCTTGGAACGCCAATACGAGCACGTCGCGCACCGTAGTGGCGAGCGCACCGAGCAACGTTTGCAGGCCCTCGAGAAACGCCATAACCGTAGGCGAACCGAGGTACTCCGCAATTGCGGTTCCTGCGCTGGTCATCGCGGTCACAAAGATGGTGCCGAAGGTTGTCGCCGCATCGGTCAGCGGTTGCAAGAAGACCAACACCTGTGCAAGGTAGCCGTTCAATGTTTCGATAACACCGGGCACCGCTGCAATGGCGTTGCGGATCGTGTCGAATACTCCCGACGTGGTGCCGGTTTCTTGCATCGAAGTAATCCACCCAGACAACGAGGTGACTACGTCCGCAATGATAGGAACGACGGTGTCTGCCATGAACGTTCCGAATTCCATCAAGATGGGCATCAGCGCCTGGCCGAGGGTCTGCTGCACGTCTGCCATTTTCTCTTGCAGTACGATTTGCTGCCCTGCGTAAGTGTCCACCGCGGCCGCCGCGCTTCCGCCGAATTGGGTGTTGAGTTCCGCCATCATAATCTCTTGGGCTCCGGCAACGTCGCCCGCTTCCACCATGGCTTTGATCATGGCTTCTTGTTCTGCGGTGAACTGTACGCCGCTTCGGCTCAGCGCTGCCAAGCCTGCGACGGGGTCGTTCAACGCCTTTCCGACTTGCATCGCTGCGCTGTCTAAGTCCATACCAAGCGCTTGAGACATGTCGAGGATGGATTGCGTCGCGCTTCCGAAGTTCTCGCCCTTGATGTTTGTGAACGTGGCGAGAACGTTCTGCGCGCCGAGGATAGCATCGTCCGAGAACAACGACTGGCCCGACGCGGCACTCATTGCGCCCGCCATGTTTGCCATCTCGGCTGCAGTCAATCCTGCGGCACTGCCCGTCGATGCAATCACCGCTTGGGTCTGCGCAAACACCGCTTCGTACTCGCTCGCCTCTTTGATTGACCCGCCGACAAAGTCAGTGACCGCACCGAGCGCCGCTTTGCCCAAATCTGCAGCGAGACCGACGATACCTTGTCCGACGCCTTGCAAGACGCCGGTCATTACTGAGCCCATACTAGAAAACGACGTGCTCGCGTTGCCGGCTTTTTTACCAACATCGTCGAGCCCGTCGTTGACGGCCTTGGTCGCTTTGCTTGCTTCGTCTTCGCTCTTAAAGCGAATCAGTACCGTCTCTTCGGCCATTACTTCTTATTCCTTCGCGTGCGTACCGTGCGCTCCACGGCAATCATGGTAAGGTCTTCTTGGATTACTCGCCAAGGGACCGCCTCAAGCTCCGTTGGTGTGCAGTGGTACACGTCACGACACATAATCAGTCGTATGTATTCCATTGGCGCTTCTTCGCCCACCCAAAGGTGTGCACTGAGCGCCTTTTTTAGTTTCCCATTGATGGCGAAAGTGAACCGAGGACGGCTTTGACAATCTTTGGAAAGTGCTTTGCCGGGATATCCTCGAATTCGCCTTCGCTGACTTCTACGCACTTGCGCAGAATCGATACGGTAACGCTTAGGTCGTTTTGGCTTGCCTGCAGTTTGATAAGGTCGCCGATGGTCAACTTCGAATCGTCAACGGTGTATTCAATAGACATGTGGGGTGTCTCCTTAGTAGAAAAATGGGTGGGGCTAAATGTTGGCACGCGGTCACGCCCCACCATGACCGCACGCCCAACTATGCGACGTCAGTGTACGTGATGGCCGGACAACGTACCGTGAAGGAAACCATGAGCGCATCGGCTGAGGATGCGTCAACGGCTGGGTAGTCGATGGATGTGATGTAGCCGGTTGCTGCGGTCTCGATCGTGTTGGCTCCCGAGCCTGCGCCACGTGGTACCCATTTGATTTGCACAGCGCTCTTCGCTGCGAAGGCACCCTGCGCAACCATGAAAGGCTCTGTGGTAATGGTCTCGGTGTACAAGATGTTGACGGTGACGTCGACTGGCTCGTACTTGCCCAAGAGAATGATTGCGCCGGTACCGTCCAAGGTGTAGGTGTCGGAGTTCATCACCGTTGCGGTTGCGGCGTCGACGCTCTGCGTGGCTCCGCTGATGTCAACGTACGATCCAGCGCCGACTTTGATGCTTACCGTTGAAGCAACGCCGTTGACTGCGGCTGTGGTTTGTGCCATGGTCTACACTCCTATTGGTTAATCTCACGGAATACAAGGGTCGCCACAACGGCGTCATAGTTACGGCCCGAAGCCGCTGGGAATTCTAAGACCTGCGCACGACACCGAAGGTCAACAACTGCCCACGATGGCGCCGACAGTGCGCGCACTGCGTCGTGGTACGCAGCGAGGTATGATTCGACACTTGGCGCAATGTCCGACAAACCAAGCCCCATCCCCGCCGAGCGGAGTAGTGCAAGGTCGGTAATGGTCCACTCCGCCATCATCACATGCCCAGAACCGCCGAGCGTCTTGGTTTGCACCCGTGCGGAACTCATGCCGATGGCGCTGATGATACGCATGGGGATGTCCGCAATTTCTGCGGAGTCCTTCAGCGATGACCCGCGGTATACCGTGGTCACACCGCTGACACTCATGGCCTCGACCGCGTCAAGGATGCTGTCGAGTTGTGACATTACGAGTGCCTCACGTATTTCTTGATGATGGTTGACACATCGGTCGGAAACCGTGCGGGAGCCATAAGCACGCCGTCTGCGCTGATGATGTTGCGGTCTGTATCCGGGCCGCCTTCGCGTCTTCGGTACAGATATGCCCCGAGCATCAACGTGGCGCTTACGATGTCCGCTGGTGGCGTTGTAGAGTATGCAAAGCGACCGACGACCGAGATGGAGTATTCCGGCGTACCGGTGAATGTCCACTCAATGTTTGCGCTGTCTTTGAGTCGGATTGCGTACCATGGCTTGATGTTCAAATCAACGGTCACGACGTCCGACAGTGAAACTGCGGTGCCGTTGCCGTTGGTAATCGACGTCAATGCACAAAGGTCAGCACCGAGCCACAGCGTGCGCCCGTCGTCCTCGAGATCGCCCAACACGTCACGACGGTACAACGGTGTGTAATAGCGCGTGGTGTCTGCGGACGCTTCGAAGAGCCGGTGCGTCATGCGCTCTATTTCGGTCTGCGCACGGGTCACCGCGTTGCCAAGTTGTGTGTCGTCCGTCGTTGCGGTTGCGCCGATGTACGCACGCAAATCCGCTGCGGTTGCGTATGCCATTTAGACCACCTTCGTGGTGCGCTTTGGTTTCTCGACTGGCTCTGATTCCACTGCGACGGCTGAGCCTTCGTCAATGAGAATCTTTGCGTCTGCGTCGCTTACTTCGATGATATCCCCGGCTTGGTACGGTGTGCACGCCTTGGTGGCTGCGTCACGAAACACGATGCCGGACAGCATTTGTACTTTCATGTGGGGTCTCCGTTTGGTAGGGAGGTGTCAAGGAATCCTTGACACCTCCCTGAGTGACTAAGCGTGGACGCCGACTGCGAAGGCTTCGATTTGGGTCACGTCGCCACCGTAGCGCCATGAAGCGACGATGTAGGTCAAGCCCTTGCGCACGTCGCGCCAGCGCTCGATCTGGACACCGCTTGCACGCTCGACGAATGCGTAGAACGAGTAGTTACCGAAGATAATCGACTTGTTGGTCGTACCGATTGCGGGAATCTGTGCCGACAACATCACCGGCCAACCTTCAACCGTGCGCTGACCGTTCACCGTGTCGGTGATGCGGTTATAGTTGGTCAGGTCGAGGGTCTTCAATGCGCCCCAAGTGCTGTTCTGCATGATGAAGCCGGTCTGACCGTTGGTGAGGTATTCGCCTGCAACGTCGGTGCTCAGTCCAACGATTTGTGCGTTGGTGATTGCCGTTGCGCTGAATGCGAAGGTGTTCGTTACCCGGGTAAGCAAACCGTAAGGCTGCGAAGAACCGGAACCGTTGACGATGTAGTTGTTGGCGCTGACTGCCATCGCCCGTGCAATTTCGTTCTGCAGGAACTCTTCGAGGTTCGACGACGTGTCGGCCATGAGTTCATCAGACAAAGCGAACTCGAGAGTGTCTTTGTAGAGTTGAATGGTCTTCGAGTTGGCGAGGTTTGGCTCGCTGGCTGTTGCGGTGACACCTTCGGCAACAATCCCCGGGGTAGCCTTGACGGACTGCGCAGGCATGATGTGCTTCCACGATTCCGTGGTGACACGAGTGAAGCCAATTTGACCCAAGAACGAGAGTTCGTCGCGGCGTGCCGTGATTTCACGGTTGATGGTCGTCGGAACGGTGAAGCCACCGTCGTTGTTCGTTGCTTCGGTCAGTGTCTTAAACGCTGACTTCTTGGCGTTGTGCAGGGTGTTCAACACCGATGCGTCTTCGCTGCCACGCATGAACGACTTGTACGCCTGATGGTACTCGTTGGTGTCAAATGGGTTCACGGTTTCGACAGCGGCTGGCGCTGCCTTCAGTGCTGGGCCGTTGTGGATCGTGCCGCCTGCTACGGGCTCGCCTGCGAGTTCGCTAATGGCTGCCTTGACTGCGTCTTTGATGTTGTCCATGGTTTGTTCTGTTTCCTCTGTAGATACTGCGGTTTTGATATCGTCATGACCGGTGCTCTCTGCCGCAGTGCGCACAGTGGTTCCCTTGGTCGAGACTTCGGTTGTGGTGCGGGGCTCCGCTGGGGTTGGCGTCAATGAGATTTCACCGACGACCCAGCGCTTGATTTCGCCGTCGACACGTTCGACGAGGTGAGGCAATGCGCCGGTACTAAGACCGAGTGCGCCTTGCTCCGCTAACTTCATCACGTCGGCTGCGTACTTGTGCCTGCGGTCAAGTTCGATTTGCACGTCGATACCGGTGTCGGTCGGCGTCCATACTTTGACCGTGCCAATCTGTGACTTTATGCCACCGAGTGCGTGGTCGTAGTACACCGGCATGCCAACGAAGGGACGCGTACCGCCGAAATCGGTGTCTTTGCTGAATCGGTCACCGGTCAAATCTTCGCCACCGTAGACAACGCCGGTACCCTTCAGGGTAAACGGTGCCACGGCTTTGATTGCGTGTGATGTTGACTTCATTTGACCCCCAGCAATCGACGTGCGAAGCGCTTTGTTGCTTCTGCGTTCATTGTCGCGGTCTTGTCAAGTGCTTTGTCTTCGTCGTCCATCTCGTGCATTGATGCAACTTCTTCTACCGGCTCTTCAACCTCTGCGACGGCTTCTTCGGCCATCTCTTCGGCCATCTCTTCGGCCATGTCTTCGGCTTCCTCTTCGACTGGTGCCTCGACCATCAAAGCGGACTCCGGAATAATCCACAACTTACACAGTGCGTCTTCTTCGATGTCGCCATCGACGATCTCGCACCGGTTGGCGAGGTAGAACACGCAGTTCTTGCACGCCATGCCTTCGGCCTTGAATGGATTACCTTCTGCGTTGATGTAATGCGCACCGTTGGCGCCGATGCCCTTGTCGAAAACACCGTATTCTTCCACGATGCTCTCGTACATGTCGTACATTACTACCTGACGCTCGTTCAGGATGGTTGATTCGTCGATTGCCTTGGTGGCGCTCTTCGGTTTCATCCCGTCGTAGCCAACGGTGCGCAGTGCCTTCATGGTTTGCTTGTTGTGGTACGCCGCCATGCGGAGCGCTTCCATATCGCTCTCGGAATGCCGTCGTGATGCCTTGGTGCTCATGCTGTTCTCCTCTACAATACGACGTGCCCACGCACGCCCTTCATCGCCGCCCCAACCGTACCAAGCCTGCCAACCTTTGCCTTGCTCCGACCACGTCGCACCCTCTTTGTCACTCTCATGACGGTCGAAGTATGCAACCATGCGCCGCACCGTCTCGAAACTGACCGGCTCACGGTTGGCCAGTTGGTTCGCACGCGCCAAGCCGACCGGAGTCATGCCCTGCTGACTCGGTGGCTTCTCCGCACGCACATCGAGCGCACGCTGTGCATTGTCTGCGACTGCCTGCGGTGCAATGAATGTGTCGGCCATCAAAGTTTCTCCATTGCTTGCGCGACGAGCGCTGCGAGATCGCCGTTTCTGTGTATGGTCTCCGCAGCGTTGCCAGCGGTGTTCCATCGTCCTTTGTGTATCTCCGCCTGCTGGTCACCGACCACATACGGAGCGTACGACGCCGCACTCTGTAGCACCGCCTCATCGCCTTGCAAATCGACGCGGTACGACCGGTTAAGCGCTTCGCTCCCCTTCAGCGTTGACCCGGTACCGCGTTTGTACGGTACCGTGATTGCACCGCGTCGATAGTTCGCCATGACGAAGCGCCGTTGCTTCTCTGACTTAAACTTCATAGAGCCCGGTGCCGGTGGAGGTGGCTTGTCTTCGTTTAACTGGCCTTGCACTAACACCGCATAGCCCAGCGTTACGGTGCGTATCATCTCGCCAATCTGCGCCTCGCCGATTCGACCGAGGATTTCCACGGTGATGTCGTTTGCCATTACCGCACCAACCGCAGTGACGTGTCACAGCGACAATTGACGTGCGCTGGTGGCCCCGCTGCAACTTCAGCAGGCCACTTGTCTTCGGTGAGCCCGTTCAACTGAACACCGTAGATTTTTCCTGTGCAGATTGCGCAAACCAACTCATCCGCGTCGGTGTTCCATACGCGTACCATGTTGACGCCACGCTCTGCCAAGTAATCTTTGTATGAGGTCGTTGCTTGCGACGCTGCCCGCGTCGTCTCGGTGATGGCTATCATCTTGGCCCGCACCGGGTCGCTCAGTGGCAACACTGCTGCGGTGACGTCCTGTATGGTCATCCCCGGGGTTGTGCGGAACATCTCAATGATTGGCTTGATGCGGTTCGCCGTCGTGTCATCGATTAACTTAGTAGTCTTCGGTGTGTAGTCAAGCAACCAATCTTGGATATACCGCGACTGGTCACCGGTATCCATCGGGATACTAAACTCAGTGCCGAGCCGGTCGATGCGCTTGCCCATCGTCGTGCCCAGTTCCGAATCTAAGACCGGTTTGATGACGTCGCGCAACGATGTTGACGGATCGCGCTCGTTGACGATGTCTCGGGCCCACTCTTCGCCCTTCTTGCGCATCTCTTTGATGATGCGGTTATAGATGCGCAGTTCGTCCGGTGTCATATCGTCCACTGGTGCCTTGACCGCGTGAATGACGTTGTGCACGTCGTCCACCGTCATGCCTTTGTAGCATCGCTCCATTACGGCATCGACGTGGTCAGCGGGAATCAGCGCAGAATCAAACGAGGTGCGTGGGTCTCGTCCGCTCTTAATCCTGCGCTCGATTTTTTTTGAGAGTAGCGCCCACTCGTTGGCGATTGCCTTGGACGTGTTCGCCATGTCCGACGGTGCCGCGGTGCCTTCCTCCGTTGGCGCTTCGACTGGCGTAGACTCCGGTGCTGCTAAATCGCCGGGAAGGACGATATCTGCAATGTTGTCATAGCCAAGTATCTGCATCGCCGCCCGAAGCGGTACGCCGGCTTGCGTCAGTTGAAGCAAAGAGCCTGAGCGCTGTGCTTCGTCCGCTTGCATCACGTCGAGTTGCTCCGGCATGAACTGAATTTCATACTTCAACGGCCCGAGTAATTGCTCGTTCATGACGTCGGCAATCTTCGGCAATCGAGGTATCACGGTTTCACGCCAAAACGATTGACGGTCACTATCTGCCGTCGCATAGTTCGCCGCCGATGCTTCAAGCATGGTCAGCGGTACGCCCATGGTCATGGCGATTTGCTTCAGCGTGCGGTCTGCGAACTCCGGCATCATCAACGTATTGATGTCCGGCGTAATCTTTTGTACCTTCAACTCTTGCGCTCGCACAAATATCCATTTGAACGCGTTCAACACACCGCTTCCGCGTTGGTTAATCTCTGCGCCCATCCGCTTAAACTCTGAGTCATCCATCGAGTCGGGGAGGTTCATCACCGTCACCGGTTGCGCGCCACCTTCGAAGAACATCGAAGTGAAGCGGTCGAGATTGTAGGACAACTGCGCATTCTGCATAGCCACCTGCGCAGGCGCCAAGCCCGGGCCGACGTCGTCCGTGAATGAGTTCTCACGGAAGTACACAATCTCTTCGAGCGTCCATGGCCCGTACATCTTGCCGCCGATGACTTGGTTAAACGTCAGCCCGAGGTATGGATTCTCCAACGTGCCAAGGTTGGGATTGTATGCGTAGTTCACCGTGGTCGGGTTGAGCGCTTCAAAGCCAACCAACGTACGACCCTTGACGATGCGCACCCAATACGCAGCACCGCACACAAGAAGACTCCGCTCCGTCGCTGCCAACAGCCGTGAAAAGTTCTTCTTCCACGGCCACTCAACTTCGACGCCGTTCCGCAGTAAACGATACGGCACGGAACTGATTGCGTCGGCACGCAGTTCGACCGCACGGTACAACGGTGCAACGTGTGCGTATCCGACGTCTGCCGTCTTGATTGTTCCGTTGCGCAACAATTGACCCAGCCAAGCCGGGTTATTCATGGTCATGCAAAACTCCATTCTACGCGTGGCTTCGATATCATTGCGACCGCACCGCTGGCCGCGTCTACGTAGTCGTCATGCGGTGCGCTGGGGAAGGCGACGACCTCATCGAGAAAGTCCCGCACCCATGCACCGTTCACCACGACCACGGCTCCGGCTTCGGCTCGAGCGGCCCAAGGCATTGCGCGTTGGACTTTATCGCCCTTGACGTCAATACCTTTGAACGACACGTCGGCAATCTCCGGTATTCGTCGCAACTCTTGCGTTGCTGCGAGTCCGTGCTGTGCTTTCTCGATGCCGTGCGTCGTGTCCGTCTCACGGCGCATCGTGTCCACCATGATGCGTCGTACATCGGGCCACTCCGCTTTCACTTTGATACCGTCGGCAATATAGAACACGCCGTCGTGTAAACACACACGGACGGACGCGGTATAGTCTGCGCTTTGCTTGACGCTCGAAGCAAGGTCCCAATAGCGGAACCACTTCGCGCCATGCGGTCTCACATCGGTGGTCTTCAGCCAATGGCGTTGAAACATTGCGCCGACCGGGTCAATGAAATCACCGTCGACTTCTTGCCGGTACATCTCGGAAGTCATGGACTCCTTCAACGTGGCAACGAAGGTGTCATCGAGAAAGATGTTGTCCGTCGTCTTGCTTCGAATCGTGGCGTAGTCGCGGTGCGTGCCTGCGAAGAGTTGATACACCCAATCTTTGCCACGTGGCGTCGTCGACATCCAAGCCCGCCCGGGTTGCTCGCGCAATGTCGCAATGGACAATGGCCATATGTCGCTGTCCATCATTGCGACCTCATCCAACCAAAGCCAACCAGCGTTGGCGCCACGCAGTCGGTCGGGATTGTCCGCACTGCGAAAGATAATGCGACGGTCACCGAGTAACCGCAGTTCCATGTCTGATTTGTTCCACGACGTCGCAATGCCTGCCTTCGCTACCAAGCGCAGGATGGTCTCCATGGCGCCAAGTTTCAGCATTGGGTATGTCGGTGCCACGATGAGCCCCGTGGAGCCCTTGGGCTGTCTCAGTGCCTCTACTGCGCCTGCTCGTGTCTTACCGCTGCCACGACCACCGACGAACAGACGGAACCGCGCATCACTTGCCCAGAACGCTCTTTGGGGTGACGTCTGTGATTGGTGTCGGATCGTCAGCGGTGAGGTCGATGACGTAGTCGTTGGGCCCGGTTGTGGAATGTACATTGTATGATTCTCTGTAGGTCGGGTCTAACTTCTTCAGCAGAAACATGACCATCACCGGTGTCGTTGGCGCCATGCTGTACGCCAAAGATTCGAGGAACTCTTGACGCACTTCGCGACCGCGTCGGGTTGCTTCTTCGACCTTCGCAGCGAACACCGGGTCGGCGTCGCGTGCTCTCAGTAGGTCACGCCGGTTGATGTTGCACACCTTGCATGCGTCCGTCATGAAACCAAGCCGCTCGATGGCTTCCAAGACTTCGGCCTGCTGTAACTTGGTAATGATTGCCGGCTGTGCCTCGCTTTTTACGACGGCCTGCGCACGTGGCTTTCTTGGACCTGTCACCGCACGGACTCCGACGTTACGAAGCGAAGCAACACGTTGACAATGGCGAGTGCGTACGCAATCTGTGGCGCCATGTCTTGCATCTCAGGCCATGCCACAACCGTGGCGAGTATCATGGCAATCAGAGTCAACACGTTAATCCACACTGTCTTTGATTTGTACCAGCGCTTCATGTCTTAGCCTCCACTCATGCGAAACCACGAAAGAAACACCAACCACGCACCGGTACCGATGAGCATCACCGCGTATACCTGTTGCTCCAAACGTGCGATGCGCTTCTCAAACTCTTTGAAGTTGGCGTCGCCGTTCTCGAGTCGTCGCAGTATCATGTCTTGCTTCTCTTCGATGCGCGCCAACTTTGTTTCGACTGACTCGGTCATACTTTCCCCTGCTGATATGCTGCGAATTCGTACCGCACTGCGTCTAGGTTTATCGCTGAGCCCGGGCACGTCTTCTTCGCCGCCGGGTATTCGCGGTGTCCTTTGAGGGTCGTTGCACTCACTGCAATACCGCGCCAATTCATCAACGCCAACGTCGTGGAGCGCAC